TCTATTTAATAGATGTCATATTATATATAGGATTTCAGATCCTTATTTAGAAATGCTTAAAGATACCGATACATTATCAATTGATGCAGGTTGGTATAGAGTTCATCAAGTAACTAAATGTAATATGATGGAGATTAGTCCAGATAACTATAAATTTGACGAAGAAATATGAAATATTCAGTAGTAGTATCATTTAGCTTAGAAGGGTTTCATTGTTGGCCAGAAGCTAAGGAAATCTTTCCAGAAGTAGGATTTTTATCTGATAGACATAGACATATGTTTGGATTTCGATGTTATGCAAAAGTAAGTCATACAGATAGGGATGAAGAATTTATCTTAATGCAACGAAGATTAAAAAAACAATTAAGAGTAACCTTTGGTGGTAGTATATTAGAATTTGGTAGAATGAGCTGTGAGGATATAGGAGAATGGATATTGACTCATTCTGAAAATGAAAATTTATATAAAGTAGAAGTATGGGAAGATTGGGAAAATGGAGCAATAGTAGAAAGATGATGAATTTATTTAAGAAAAAGAAGAAAAATATGAAAAAAGTATTTTATTTTGGTTTAGAACCATTAAAGGCTAGATATACATATCAACTGTCTAAAGAATGGATGCCAAATGCATTTAAACCATATGTAGATAATAAAAAAATTAAGTTTATTGATGTTGAAGGGGAATTTGATCCTGATCAGCAAATTAAGATTGGAGCTGTATTAGATGCAGTAGGTAGAGGTAAGTTTGCAATGAGTCAATGTAGTAACTTTTTAGATATGTTAAATAATGATGAAGTAAGTGACGGCGATGTTATATTTCTTCAAGACTATTGGCATCCTGGAATTGAATCAATACTATATGCAATAGATTTATATGGAATTAAATTGGATATATATGCAATGCTTCATGCTCAATCAGTTGACGAATATGATTTTACATATCCAATGAAATCTTGGATGAGAGGTTTTGAATTAGGATTAGATAAAAGAATGACAGGCATATTTGTAGGATCTTCAATACACAAAGAACAATTAAGAAATGCTGGGTTTGAATCTCCAATACATGTAGTTTCATTACCAATTGACAAACAAGCTACATTAGATAAACTTCCTGATTATGATTCTTTAAAGGATCGTGAAAATGTTGTTGTATACTCAAGTAGATTAGACAAAGAAAAGAATCCATATTTTATGATGGAAGTAGCTCGGGAATTTCTGAAAGAGCATCCAGATTGGGAATGGCATGTAACAACATCTGGTAAAGAATTCAAATCAATGCTGCCTGGAGTTATAGAAAGTCTTAATACATTAGCAAAAGAAAATAATAGATTTAAATTATTAAATAATTTGACAAAAAAAGAATATTATACAGAATTAGCAACATGTTCAATACAATTTAATACAGCATTACAAGATTATGTATCATGGACTGTTATAGAAGCAACTATATTTGGAGCTGATATTGTATATCCAAATTTTAGATCATTTCCAGAATTTATAGATGATGACAGATTATATAAAGCATTTGATGTAGACGATGCATTAACAATATTGGAGAATACAATGAACTCTTTAAAGATTCATGATTATATAGGAGACACTTCGGATTTAGGTAGACAAATGGAAGCGTATATTGTATCAAATAAAATTAATAACGAAATCAATGTGTGGCATGAATTAGATTATTGCTTACACTTATTAAAACAGGAGAAATAACATGAAAATTGATGTAACAGGTATTGAAGAAATACATAATACTATACAGAAACCTTTTCAAACTTTAGCAGAACAATTAAGTGAAAAAAATTGTTTAGACAAACAAAGTAGTGAAATTGTAACATTTATATTTGAACAGTTAGCTAAAATTGGTGAAACTGAACAGTGGAATATAGTAGATTAATATGATGGATAAGAATTTTATATATTATCCATCATTATCTGCAGGTAGTATGGTGTCTGCATTCAAGAAGAATACAAAATTTGAAGATGGAACTACAACTAGATTCTTCTCAAAAGAGTATCCAAAAGAATGGAGACATCCATATTTCTTAATTACTGCAGGACATCATTTTAAAAAGATGGATTTCCGTGATCAATTAGGATTAGATGATGAGGTATTAGTATTTGGAGATTCAGGAGGATTCCAAATAGCAACTGGAGCTTTAAAATGGGATGGAACAATTCGTGAGCGTATATTTGAATGGTTAGAACATAATTCTGATGTAGCAGCAAATTTAGATATTCCACCTAGAGCTAAATATGAAAATAGATTTGCAGAGTCTATGGATATTAGTTTTGATAATTTTAAATATTTTGAATCTAAGCAAACAGGTAAAACAGATTTTTTAAATGTTATTCAAGGTACATATCATGAAGAATATGCACAATGGTATCATAAATTTAAAGATTTTGCATTTAATGGATGGTGCATTGGAGGTCCTAAGAAATTAGTAGATTTCATGTATGTTATAGCACTTATGCTTAAAGAAAGAGAATTTGAAAAGAAACATGTAAAGTATATACACTTATTAGGTATATCAAAGATATCAGATTTTTTTATATTAGCAACATTACAAAAGTTAATTAATAAATTAACTGATAATAGAGTATTATTCTCAACAGATTCTAGTTCACCAGGACAATATCCTGTATTTGGAACATATCTTCATTCTGGTAATTTTAAGACTCAAACATTTACCGAGTTATACTTTCCAAAGAATAATGAGTATAGAAGAAAATCTCATGCAAGTAGAGCTAATAAAACAGTAGATATTGACACATCTAGAAAAGTCCCATGTAGCTTAGGATGTCCTGCTTGTAAAGACTTTACATATGATTATCTAGGTGGACAGACTGCAACTGGATTAGATAGATATAGTCAAGAAGGTATGCCAAGAATGGTTATACATAATACTCATTTATATGTAGAGATTGCAAAAGATGTTAGTCAATTAGTAAATAATCATGTTGAATTGTTAGAAACAGCAATTCCAAAAGATTTAAATGATGTTATATTATCATTACATTCAATGTTCGATGATCCGGATAATGCAATGAATGTTTATGCAACATATAAGAAAACATATAAGAAATTTGGTGGTGATAGTATATCAACTACTGATGCAAGTCAATTTAATAAGTTTTTTAAAACATAAAAGGTAGAACAATGGAAAAAAGTAAATTACAATCATTTATAAACAGATATTATCTAGCAGGTAACTGTGAAGCTGTAACTGTTAAAGCAAATGGAGAATCTGTTAATTGTGAATTAATAGATGTAGATCAAACCGTAGTAGGTAAAGTTAAATGGAAAACAGATCCATTTATGTCAGGAGAATTAGGTATTAATCATACTGGTGCATTAACTAAAATGTTATCTGCAGTAGGTGAGAAAATCGATATTGAAGTTAATGATGCTCAAGGCAAAAATTATGCAATGAAGATTAAAGAAGGAAGTACAACAATGACTTTTATGTTAGCTGATACTTCTGTTATACCAGCAGTTCCTGCAATTAACGCAGAACCTGAATATGAGGTTACAATTGATATAGATGAATTATTTGTTAATAAATTTATCAAAGCAAAAAATGCATTGCCAGACGCAAATAATTTTGCAGTACAAGTTCAAAATGGTAAAATTAAGTTTATTATTAATTATACAACTATTAATTCTGATAATGTTACATTTGAAATAGATGGTACAGCAAATGAGTTAGATCCAATTTGTTTTTCAGCTGATAAACTAAAAGAAGTATTAACTGCAAATAAAGGCGATAAAGGTACAATGCACATATCATCTAATGGATTAGCAAGGGTAGACTTTACAGGTACAGACTTTGATTCAAATTATTGGTTAGTTCAATTACAAAATTAAGTATGGAAGTACGAGTAATAAATAAATCAGACAATGATCTTCCTAGCTATGAAACTATAGGAAGCGCAGGGTGTGATGTTAGATCAACTCATGGGGCAATTATAGGTCCGGGATTGAGCACTTTAATTAAAACTGGATTACATGTTGAAATCCCTATAGGGTATGAAATACAAGTTAGACCAAGAAGTGGATTAGCATATAAAAAACAAATAACAGTTTTAAACTCTCCTGGAACTATAGATGCAGATTATAGAGGAGAAATTGGAGTAATCCTAATTAATCATGGATTATCAAAAGTTACCTTAGAAAAAGGTGAACGAATAGGACAATTAGTATTAAATAAAGTTGAACAAATAGAATGGAATCCTGTATTAGCATTAGCCGACACAAATAGAGGTTCTGGAGGATTTGGGTCAACGGGAAAAAAATAGATTATGTTTGGAGTAACAGAAAATACACTTTGGGTAGAAGCATTTAGACCCAATACATTAGATGGATATATTGGTAATGAACATATTATTGATAAAGTTAAAATATTCATTGAAAATGGGGATGTTCCTCATCTATTACTATATGGAGTAGCAGGAACTGGTAAGACTACATTAGCAAAAATTATTGCAAACAATGTAGATGCAGATTTAATGTATATTAATGCATCTGATGAAAACTCAGTAGACGCAGTAAGAGACAAAATAAAAAGATATGCATCTACAGTAGGTTTTAAAAGATGGAAAATTGTTATATTAGATGAAGCTGATTATCTTACTCCTAATGCACAAGCAGCATTAAGAAACTTAATGGAAACATATAGTAAAACTACAAGATTTATATTAACTTGTAATTATGTTGAAAAGATTATAGATCCAATACAAAGTAGATGCCAGACATTTGGAATAATGCCTCCTAGCAAAAAAGATGTAGCTCAAAGATTAGTTACAGTATTAGAAGAAAAACAAGTAGAATATGACATTAAAGACGTAGCTGCTATTATCAATTCTTCATATCCTGATATTCGTAGAGCAATTAACGCAGCACAGAGTCATGTAGTTAAAGGTAAGTTAACATTAGACAAAAATAGTGTAGTACAAGCTAATTATATGACTGAATTACTAAATATTTTAAAAAATATTAAAGATAAAAAAGAATCTTTTAAACAAATAAGACAAATTATTGCAGATAGTAAAGTTAAAGACTTCACGCCATTATATACATTTTTATATGATAATTTAGATGAATTTGCTATTGGTAACATAGCATCATGTATATTAATTATAGCAGAATCTCAATATACTGACACTAGTGTTGTAGATAAAGAAATTAATATCATGGCAATGTTTGTAAAATTAATGAATGAATTATAAAGGAATAATATGAACACATCACAACCAAATATCAGTCCAAATGATTTAAAACCTATGATATGCACAGAATGTGGAGGTATGTATTTTAGACAAGTTATGTGTATTAACAAAGTATCTAGATTCTTAACTGGCCAAGACAAAGACACAGTATATCCAGTACCAGTATTTAGATGTGATGATTGTGGACATGTTCCAGAAGAATTTCAACCGGAGGTAAAATAATGGGAACTCCATATATAAAAGGTCCTGTTGTTTTAGTATTTAAAAACTCAAATAGAAAAAATGCTAAGACCAAAATGAAAATATTTAAAAATAAAAATGTTGACGTTGTAAATGAAAAGAAAATGCCAGGAGTTCCTGAAAATGCAGTAGTATTAGAATTAGCAGTTGGCGAATCATTTATTAACATATATAAACACAAATATAAACTATGACAAAAAAACCTGCAACTATCTTCGACTTTATGAACGGAATGACACATGAAAAGAAAGAATGGTCTAAATATACAGATATAGATCAAAAGAAATTCGCTCCTTTTATTGTTAATAGATGGTTATCAATGAGAATGGAACTAATTGAAGTAATTAATCAGTTACAGAAATATACAATTGGGTTACTATCACCTAGAGATACTTATCGTCTCTATCACGGCCTATTACCTGCCCAGAGAACCTTTGCTAAGTACATTAAAGGAAAAAAGGAAGATAAGTACGATACTCAGTTAGTTTCACAAATTGCAGACCACTATCTAGTAAGTAAAACAGAAGCCATTGATTATGTTGAATTAATGCCTAAAGATAGTTGCAGTGCTTTGTTATCAAAATATGGATATACAGAAAAAGAA